CATGTAGACCATGGTTTCCACGCCATTCACGCGCGCCGCCGCCTCGATCAGGACGCAACGATACGCGGCCGGGCTTTGCAGCCAGGCCAGGAACTGAGCATCAGTCATTCAGGAGCTACCCTATCTTCGAACTTGCTGATTGAAGAAATCGCCGACGCTGCGATTCGACCCATGGTTTCGGCCGAGTCGCGCGACGCCGAGGCTCCGCCGCGGATGATGTCGCCAGTCTGGCGATTCGCATCTGCGCGCAGGCCCGACACCTCCGTCCGCAGCGCCTTCACCTCGGCCACCAGTGCTTCGGTGTTGGCGGTGCCGTACGAGCTGTACGGGATCGGCACATTGACGGGCGGCGCCACGGCGGTCAGCGGAGACGTGTTCTTGCCCATAGCTGCGTTGAGCTGAAGGATCGCTTCACGCACCGAAAGGACCGATTTATTCACTTCGATCAGCCCGGATACCGACGCTTTTAGGGAATCGAGTTGCAATTGGCCGACATCGACTTGCGCCTCCGCCCACTTAGCTGCTTCCTCGGTCGCCGCCTGGGCGAAATCGAAGTCCTGCCGGTAGGTAGCACTACTGGCATACACAACGCGCGACGCCTCGAGGAATGCGGTGTATGCATCCTGGTAGCGCCCCTGCGCGGCCTCGTCCCCGGCACGCGCCGCCGCGAGCACAGCCTCGTATTGCGACTTTGCTTCAGCGTACTTCTGCGCAGGCGAAAGTGGCGACAAACCACCGAGCAATGCACTTTCCTTCAGGCTGCGCAAGCTGGCGGCAAACGAAGTCATGCGACTGATCGTTGCTTGCAAAGCCTGCGATTCGGCGTTGTACGCATCGGTCAGCGCGGCGCGCTGCTCGGTCAGTTCGACCGTGGCCGGGTGCACTGCGGCGAAGGCATCTGCCAGTTTCATCAGCGCTGCATATTGCTGTGCGCCAGCGACCGTGCTGACGTCCAGACTGTCGATGACCTGCTTGAACTGGGTCCGCGTTACCACAGCCGACAGTCCGAGCTTGCCCATCTCGACAGCGAGAGCGTCCGCAACAGGCTTCATCCTCTCGGCTTCCGTCAGGAAGTTCTGTGCATACGAGGCGGTCTGCTGAGTCAGGACGTCGAGGCTACCGAACAGATCCACCAGTCGCTCGCGCGCGGTCACAGATTGAAGTCCAACCAGGCTGAACTGCTTGCCAATCGACGTCAGCACCGCGTCGACGCCGGCGTAGTTCGTAGCGATGCGCTGCAGAGTTGCAGCTGCAGTTTCCCCTGCCTTTCCCAACGAGGCGATCGAAGGAATCAGCCTCAGAGCCAGTTCATCGCCCATGTCGCCGAACATCTTGGCGATCAGCTCTTGATTCTTCGCCTCGTCGTCGGTGAGCTGCAGCTTGATCGCTTTGCTGTAGCCGTTGATTACGGAAGTCTCAAGACCCATCGCGGCACCAAAACCCTTGACCGCGAGAATCATCGCTTGGACGGTCGTATCAAGACCAGCATCCTGACCAGCACTCAAATCAGCGTTAATCGTGTCCCATTTGTCACTCCGGAACACACCTCCTTTAGCGAGGGTATAAGCATAGTTGCGCCCCGCAAAACCTGATTCGTTGATAGTGCCTTCCAGGCCATGCTCCTTGATAACGGGAGCCTTCCGACCGAACAAAGCTGCGAACGTTGCTTGCCCGGAGAAGATGTTGGCAGCGGTATTGCTGAGCCCAATCCCACGCAGCACGTTGTCAAAGATCCGAATGCCCCCGCCGAGCTGCAGCGGGTCCTTGAGCGTACCGTTGTGAGTATCCCACCCTTGCTTGTAGAGCGAGTTCGACAGCGCCATCCCAGCTGCGATCCAGCCAGCGATCGGGACCGCATATGCACCAGCACTTGCGCCGGCCCCTGCACTTGCACCGGCTGCCGCGCCATTCGTTGCGCCGGCCACGCCGCTGGAGAGCTCACCGATCACTGCGGCTGCACCAGGCGTACTCATGCCAGTGCCGAATGCCGTCGCGGCGGTCGAGCCGAACATGCTGCCAAACTGAGTGATGTATCCGCCGAGGCTGCTAGCCAAGCCGGTGGAGAATCCAGACGAGATTGTCTTTCCAATACTCATCAGGTTCATGAGACTGCCGAGGCTGCCGGCCGACGTGCCGCCAATCGCCCCGACCGCCTGCTGCAGCCCGCCTTGGCCACTCATCTGGCCGCTGATGTTGATGATCCACTTCTTTACCGTCATCTGGTACAGCAGTTCGTACAGGCCATTCTTCAACGTGTCTTTCAGACGGTCGAATGCCGACTTGCCGCTGTCGAAGATGCTGATGAAGGTATCGTGGGCGGTGCGCTCAATCGATTCCCACAGTTGCTTCTGAGCCTGCAGCTCCTCGATGTTTCGCATGGCAGCAGTCGAACGCTTCTTCGCCGCGATCAGCTTTTCCAGCGCCTCGATCTCATCCAGCGTCAGGCCGAGCGAGATGCGCTGGGCGAGTTGGTCTTCGAGGCGCGCCAAAGTCTGCGCTTCGATTGCCGACTTGGTCATGCCGAAGGTTTCTACGGCCGCCTCGTTCTGGCGGGCCTCAGTTTCCGCGTCTGCGATCGACTTCATCACGGCATCAGCTTGGGCCTTGCGGATTTTCTCCCACTCAGCATCGTGCTTAGCCATTCGCTTTTTGCCGTCGATGATTGCCTCGTTGATCGACAGCTCTTTGATTTTTGCCCTGTAATCCGCCTCCTGATCCTTGTTCAGCTTCACCTTCCCCGCCGCCAGTTGTTCGTCCAGCGAGATCAAGAGCTTCTGAGAATCGGAGAGCGGCTCCAGGCCTTGAGCTTCGTCTGCTGTTGCCCGGATCTTTTCGTTGATCGATTGGGTAAGGGCTGCGTACGCCTCGGCCGCCTTTTCTGCGTCTTTGGCGGCTTGGTCGTTGCCTTTGTATTCGAGCTCAGGCTTTGTGCTGGAGCCTTCAGGAGCCCCTCCCGACTCCTCCCGCGCCTTCAAGCGGGCCCGATAGGCATCCTCGAATTGACCCACCGGCCGGTTAAACAACTCTTCAATTTTTGCGTTTGCCTCCTCGACCGCTTGATTCCGCTCGGCCAGAGATTTCTTGACATACCCAATAAGGGAACCGTCTTTGAATACGTTAGCAGCGAGATTTGTTGGGGTGAATTTCGCGGACAACATGATGTCCGCCTTCACCCCCTTGACGGCATTCCAGATCATGCCCATCGAGCGGCCGAGAACGACCGCTGCATCCGCTGCCTGCGCGATCCCGAGGCCAAGTTCGTCCGCCCATTTTTTGCCGGCACCGCCGGCAAGATCACTCTGGTGTTTGTAGACGTCCGAGAAGGCGCCCACCAGATCCCTCAGCGCCGGCAGCGCGTCAATTGCAATGGCGGTGAAGATTTCCTTGAGCTGCAGCTTGACCCAACCGAGCTGATCTTGGAAGCCGGCCGCTGCGCTGGCTGCTGCGCCCGACACGCCGGAGACCTTGCCATAGTTTTCGGCCAGATCATTCAAAAATGGCAAAAGGTCAGCGCCAGACTTGCCGACCAGGTCATTGATGAGTGCGGTCTTCCCTGCGCCATCGTTATACCCCTGGAGCTTTGTCGCCACATCGACGAGAACGTCAGATGGAGCGCGCAGCTTGCCCGATGCATCCTTAGACGAGACGCCAAGCGCGCCCAACGCCTTCTGGGTTTTGCTGCTTTCCTCATCGACGGTCGTCATCCCCTTGGCCAGCTTTGCGAGCGCGCCGTCGACTGCGCCCATATCTGTGCCGAAGACGACAGCCAGCTTCTGGATTTTTGATAGCGCCTCTACGCTATCCCCGGTCTTCTGAGCGATGTCGTCGAGTTGCGCAAGATCGTCGATCGCATCGTTGACCATGAGTCCGCCGGCCGCCACTGCTGCCGTGATCGTCGCCGCGACTGTCAACATGACAGTCGCGAACTTGCCGGCCATCTTGCCGAGATTTCCAAAGGACGATTGACCCTGTTGCTCCGCGGCGCGGAGCTGCTCAATCATCGGACGTGCAGCATCGGCGACACCCAGTTGCGCGGCGCGCATTTCCATGAGCTCCGATGCAGTCTTGCCGATACTGTCAGCGCGGTTGCGAAGGTCCTCCAGGAACCTCGTACTATCATCGAGTTTCTTCTGGGCCTCGGCAGCCAGGGCGGCCTTGCGGGTCGCAGCATCGAGTTGGTCCAGGTACGGCTTGAGTGCAGCCACGTTGACGCCGCGGCTATTCGCCAGGGCCTCGTAATACTCGCGGCTACCCTTCGCGCCGGCGGACATGGAAGCCGTTGCGCGCTGGATGGCGTCAGCCATATTCTTGGTTGCGCGGTCGACCTGGCCAGCTGCTGCACCGGCGCCCTCGCCGACCGATCGGACACCCGGCAGGTTGGCCAAATTCTCGAGCGTGCGGCCTGTTTTTTGAGCGGCGTCTTCAACCCGCCGGATACCAGCTTCGGTCTTAGACGTCGCAGCATCGACCTGCTGGAGTCCCGACTCGACGCCGCTCGCATCAGCAGTTACCTTAATCGTTGCTTCGTTAACAATTTCGCTCATGCGCCGCCCATAAAAAAAGCCACCGCATGGGTGGCTTGGTTCAAACTAATTCTCTTAATCTAGGCTTCGATCCGGCTTAGGCTTGTGCTCGTTGCATACGTCATAGACAAAGTCGCGCACATGGCGCTTCTGTGGAATTTGGCGTACGAATACGACCCCCCGTTTATCGCGCAGCTCTAGGTACTTCACACGGCAGTTCACAACCCCCAAGTAGGGAGATTTATCTACCCCTTTAGGTCCGCCAGTAGCCATCGTGAACGAGCGCAGGTCACCATTCCCTTTTAGGCTCCGTGGCTCGTAACAGATTGCCGCTTTCGTATCCGAATCCTGTCGGCATGAAAGCTTCTGCGCGAAAGCGCCTGTGGCGGCAAAAACACCGATAGCAAAAAGAACGGCGCGCTTCATTGCTGCTCCTCATTTATGAAAGAGCAATTCTATACCAGCACGAATAACCACCCGGCATTTCTGCTGAGTGGCATCTAGGGTCGATGCGACCCGTCAATCCCGACTCTGCATCACTGTCAACGCGGCAGCCTCCATGATCTGCAGGTCGTTATCAAGCTGCTCGTACGCCTCCGCCGTCAGACCCATCCGGTCCATCCGGTGGTAAGCGACGAAGTAATCCAGCCCAGTCGGCCCGCCCATTCCCACTCGCCACTGCGTGCCTAAGTTCTGGAACAGGTTGAAGGCCCGCACGGTGTCGGGCCAGATTTCGACAGACGTTGCCACTTCCTCCCGGCTGAGGCCGGCCGTCGCCAGCTCGGCATCGGTCGGCGCTCGTTCGTAGAGGGCGGCGGCAACGTCTTCTAGTTTTTTGCGCGCACCCGGGTCAGTTCGCTGATGTACTTCTCGACCACGGCGTGGCCAGATCCGAGGTAGTTCTGGGTCAGCTTTTCGATGTTTTCGGCATTGAATGCGTCTTCCAGGTCCCAGCCGCTGACGATGTCCATCATCAGCTCGACGTCATCGCGCCCTTCCATGGAGTCCATGAACTCCTTGAACTCCTCGCGCGGCCGGTGCTTGAAGACGAACTCGATATCGACCGCTTTTCCACCCGGGACCGGGATTGCGACCATCGCCTTAAAGGTCGGCGAAGGGTTGAGGCTGAATTTTGGTTTTGCCATGATCTTCTTCTTTCAGGTGAGGTAAAAAGACCCGCGAGGAGCTACCCCGCGGGCGAAATGCCAGCGCCGATCGGCGCCAGCTGGCAACGCTGGTTAGTAGCGGACGACTTTGTTTTGCAACGCAAACACGGCCTTCACGGCCATCACGCTGCCCTTGGCCAGGCTCGGCGACTCGTTGAACGAGCAGTAGCCGGCGTACAGCAGGACGCCGCCGCCCGGCAGGATCCCGCGCAGGCAGGTCAGCTTCACGCCGTCCGATACCAGCTTCAGCGCTGCGTGATGTGGCAGCGACTTGTCGTCGGCGACCGTCAGGGTGACCGTGGTAGCGGTAAAGCCGTCCGGCAGCATCACTGGGGTGTCGTTATCCAGGATCGGGACCTCGACGGTCTTGCCGTCGCCGCCGGAAACTTCGGCCGCAGTCACGCCCACGATCGGCACCCAGGTCGTGACCTTGCGCACGCTGCCCAGGCCGGCACCGGCCGGAAACAGGGTCAGGTCCGTGGTGTCCAGGCCTTCAAGCGTGAACGAAGTGCCCGACGCGGCCTTCAGGCGGAAGACGCGGCCATTGGCCTTGCTCCAGCCGCCGGTGTACTCGACGAAGTCGCCTGCGGCAAAGGTGTTCGTCGCGGTGGCCACGGCCTCGGCGGCATTGGTCAGCGCCGTGATATTCACGGCAGCGGCAAATGCGCTCGCTACGGCGAACGCGATGTTGTTTGGCAGTTGCATTTATGGGCCTTTCAGGTGAGAGCCCGGTAGGCCGGGCAAAGAAAAGGCCGCCCGGATTGCTCGGGGCGGCCTGGTTCGTAGGGAACTAGTTACAGCCAGAGGCTGAAATCCTGCATCGTGCCGCGGTGGGTAGTGAGCTCGTCGTAGCTGGAGGCGCGCCCGCTTGCCACTTCCGGCTGCAGATCAACGGCGGCGCGCATCGCGTCCTCGACCCGAGCGCCTATTTCAGATGCTTCCAGGCGGGTCTCCGCCCAGACACTCACCTGCATGCGGGTGTTGGTCTTGCCCGGCTTTTCTCCGGTCAGGAAGTTGACCGGGGCGCCGCCGACAGCCTGGTAGGTGATGTAAGGCGCCGGCGTGTTTTCAGGTGCGACATCAGGGAAAATCCGACCTGCTGCAAGATGCGCCAGCGCCGCATATACTCGAGCCTCAATCGTCATCGTGTGCGATTCCTTTCCAGCTGTTCGCGCAGGGTATTGGTCATCACGTTCACTGCCTCCGCCTTTTTGCTCTCGAACGCCGGCCTCATGTATGGGTAGGCAGGTGCACTGGCGGTCCCATATTCCAACTCCGCCGCACGGCGGTGCGCTTTCCAGCCTATCTTCCGCCCAGTTTTCTTGCTGACTTTCGTATTGCGCGGCACGAAGCGGTGCCCGAATTCGACGAAGCGCCAGTAGAACGCTCCTCCCCGGCCCGCTCTTACAGTGACCTTGTAGACCTGCCGGACGTTGCCGTCGGACTCCTCCTCCAGACGCTTTACGATGATGCTGTTGTAGAGCAGCCCAGTCTTGCGGTTTGACGCCGCATTGCGCCTCGCTTCATCACGGAACACCTCTGCGCCAGCAAATCCAACTGCACGCAGCTCGTCCTCGCCGATGGAGTTCCGAACCCCGGCAATGGCCTGAGCCATGGATGCGCGAAACGACTCGACATCGAAACTGATCATTTCGCGCTCTCGCAGACCAAGTCCATGAAGCGGCGATCGGCGTTGCGCAGCGGCGGAGCCTTGATGTCGTAGACCCGGCCGTTGTGCACCACCCGCATCGTCTCGTTGACGTCGACGCGGTACCAGGTGCGAATCGACGCGCGCAAGACGGAGACCTCGGCGCCGGCGCGCAGCGTCTCCAGGCCGCCCAGGTGGCGAACGTCACCCCAGGTGCCCGGCTCGACCGGCGCCCATTCTTGATTTCGGGTGGGCTGGCCCAACGAGTCCCTGTCTGCCGGCGGCGTGAGGAAGGTCAGGTAGTCGTTGAACATCAGTACACCACCTCCCCGTCGAGCAAGCGCACCGCGCTGGCGGCCATCGAAGCGGAAAGCTGGCCGAACTGCTCGGCCACGCGACGCAGGATGAAACCCTTGACCGAATCCGGCACGCTGGTGTGATCCGTGCCATAGCCAGCGACATACTGCACCTCGACCGCGTTGATGCGCGCTGCCGTCGCCGGCCAGTCCTTGCCCGGCGCCGGCACGATATAGCCGGGCTCGCTCTCGGCGTCGACTTGGTAGTCCTGCGGGTCGAGCGTCTGCTGCTGGCCTGCCTGGTCGATGAATTTCACGTGCACGACCGAGATCAGCCGCGGGCGCGGCAGCTTGATGGCGCCGTCGAAGCGGTCAAGCGTCAGGCGCAGGGTCTGCTCGATGAACGCGCGTTGCGTTTCGAACTCCGCCTCCGCCGTGGCCGTCAGGACGGCTTGCTTGACCTCATCGTCCAGGCCTGCGCCGTTTGCGCGCGCCGCCGTGATGGCTGAATCGAGCGAAACCGCTAGCTCGGCCGGCGGATTGATCACTTTCGGGGTCATCGGTAGTTTTCCTGTATTGCTGGCGGCCGGCCACCGGTGGACACCTGGGCCGGGCGCGACTGATATTCATGACGCTGCGGTGTGTAGCCGGATCCGGCCGGCGCCCTGGCGTATTCGATCTGAGCGCTGTGTTTGAACACGACGTCACTGCCGGCAAGCGTGAACGCTCCCGATGCAGCCGGAAGTCGGCGCGCCACTTGGAGCAACGCAGCGGCGCCAGCAAGCTCAAACTGTCCACCCCCGGCCGAGAGTCGCCGCTGCGCCACGATGTTGACCGGCGATGCCGCGAGGCTGAACGCGCCAGCGCCGGCCGCCATCTGCCGCGCCACGACCAGCGCCGCCGGCGCGGCGGCCAGCGCGAAGCTGCCGGGTGCCGCCGTGAGAACGTAGGTCGGGCCGCCTGGCGCCGGCGCCGCGGTGTGCACCAGCGTGGCGGCCTGGCCGACGACAACGAACGAGCCCGCCGCCGCAGACAATCGACGGGCCGCGACCAGGGTGGCCACGCCGCCCGCCAGGCTGAACACGCCAGAACCGGCCGCGAACTTGCGGACAGCCCGCAGCCCAGCAGCTGAGCCAGCGAGAGCAAATGCGCCCGGCTCGACTGGCAGGCGGCGAACGGCGCGCAACGCTGCGGCGGCGCCGGCCAGCGAAAAAGCCGCTGGTGTAGCCGCGATCCGCCGGGCGACCCGAAGGCCGGCCGGGCTGCCGGTAACAGCGAACGCGCCAGCCGCAGCCGTCAAGGTGTAGCTCCTCGGCTGGGCTTCGTCTTCGTCGTCTGCATAGAGGTTCGCCAGCACCTGGTAGATGCCGCCGGACAGCGCGGTGGCCTGGTCCGGAGACAGCACGAGGTCAATCACTCCCGCGAGTTCGATCGTGCCATCCCAGGCCCTGGTGCCGTCACTGGCTCGATTGCCGATCGTCAGGGGTACGGATGGGGCGTCCCTCAGAACCCCGGCGACAGTGCTGTCGACTAGGACGCGCTGCCCGTTCACGTATGCGTTGAGCGTGCTGCTCGCGCCGTCATAGGCGTGTGTCACGATCAGTATGCAGTCCTGCCCTACCGCAGCCGTCGTGGCTGTCCCTGGGATATCAATATTTCGTTCGGTGCTGGACCCTGCATAGAAGCCGTAGCTGATGGCGGCTCGCGAGCCGTACCACATCAGGAACTGTCCGCCGCCGCTGGAGGTCTTGTCGAACAGGCGTCCGAGGTTGCCCCCGCCGCCACCATTACGGCGGAAGCGAAAGATGTAGGAACGTCCGGACAGCGGGAAGTCGCCGACCAGGCCTGTGGTTACCCGGTCCGTGCTGCCAGCGCCGACCGCGGCGCCGAACCCGCCGACCGCGCCGTCCGGCGTGCTGACCACCTTCACGCCGACAGTGGTTGCCGCCTGCTGCGCTACGGCGTCGAAGCCGCGGTGCACGCCCGGAAGGGACAGCAGGCGTAAGGCCGGCGCCAGGGCGTGCTGGCAGTTCAGCTGCAGCTTGCCCTGCGGCTGGTAGCGCATGCCGGCCATATCAACCCTTCGCGAATAGCACGCCGCGCAGGGTCACCGGCTGCAGCGTATTGCCGTAGCCGACCAGGCGCACGTACGAAATTTCCCTTGGCAGGTCGATCGGCACCGGCGTCGAGGTGCTGTTGGCGTTGGTATTGCCAGCGCCGCGCCAGATCTCGACGATGTTCGTGCCGTCGTTCTTGTCCGAGCCCTGCCAGATGAACTGGCCAGCCACGCCCGGAGCGGAGGTGTTGGTGAGGAACGCGGCGAGTTGGCCACCGTTCAAGGCGGCAACCGGCACCCATGGGCCAACGATAAACGGGGCGGCTTCGGATGTGCCGGGAGTCATCTGCGTGGCCGCCAGGATTTCAACGGTCTGTCGCGTTGGTGCTGTCATTTCTCGCTTCCGTCAGGGTTGTACAGGGCGTCGGCCACTTCCAGCAGCGTCAGCGGGGCGGGCTCGCAGCCTAGGGCGCAGAGCTTGTCCGCGTCCGCTTGGGTCACGGCGCCGGCGCCGACGAAGGACTGCACGGCGGCCTGGGTGACCGGCGAGCCGATCCGCAGGCGGCCCTGCTCCAGCAGCGGCACGACGTGGCGCAGCTCGGGGTTGCCCTTGATGAAGTCGATCAGCTGGTTGCCGGCCGCAATGCCGATCACCTCCAGGATCGTGCCGTAGCCGATCTCCGTCGCGCTCGGGCGCGTGCGGCCGGCGGACAGGAGCAACGCCAGCGCGGCGCAGTCCTTGGCAGCCAGCGGCACGGCGCATGCCGGGTTCGCGCGCGCGGCGGTGCGCAGCGCGGCTTGTTGGTCAGGCGTCATGATCAGGCGATCGTGAAGACGCCGGCCGCCTGGTCGAAGTCGATCAGGATGCTTTCGCCGTCGAGCAGCGTGATGCTGTCGCCGCGGTCCCAGCAGCCGATCAAGTCTTTGGCAGTGGCCGAGTCGTTGTACAGGACCGCGTAGCGGAACGGCCCCACCGGCCCGCCGCCGGCCGTGAGAGTCAGGTCGGCGCAGGTCAGCTTATACGAGCCGCCCGTCTGCGCCGATGCGCTCGTGGTCACGTTCCTGCTCGAGCAGTTGGTGTATGCGATCTCGGTGAGGTCGGCAAGAACGCCGGCCGCTGCCGCACTGGGCGCTGTGTTCGTCAGCGCGACCTTGATCTGCGCTGTGGACAAGTTGTGCTTGCCGTGCGCGACCGCTTCGATGAATTTCTGCAGTTTGGTGAATGCGGCCATGGGCCCTCGCTATTTCGTTTCGTTCAGCCGCTCGCAGATCACCGCGACCAGCTGTTCATCGGTGCGGCCGTCGACGTCTTCCGGAAAGAGGACGGCGCGGCCGCGTGTGGTTTTGACCGGGTAGCACCAGGCGCCCGGGTCGGCCGCCCACTCGCGCAGATCGGCGAGCAGTGCGGCGGTGGCGGGCCCGATGCCCACCGGCTTACTTCAGCGACTCGGCGTACTTCACCGCTGCCGGCGCCGTGTCGACAACGCCGGCCAGGGCCTTTTCCTGATCGGCATCGACTTCGACCACATCGTCGATTTCGCCCAGATCGCACTTGACCAGCACACGGGCCTTCTTAGTTTTGGCTTCTGCCATGTCTTACTCCTACGGGGTTGGGAGGGGCCAGCCGCAGCTGGCCGCCGGTTGCGGTTAGGTGGCCGAGTTCTGGTAGTACTTGATCGCGCCGCCGACGTCGACCATGTTGGCGCCCATGCGCGAGAACGCCACGAAGCCGACCTGGCCCTTCAGGGTGAAGGCGCTGTCGGTCATGCGGAACAGCGTGGTATCCATGACGTCACGGATCAGGTACTTCGAGAAGTCGCCGAACAGGATCGACTTCGCGTTCGCGGCCATCGTCGCCATGTGCTGGTTGATGATGATCTCGCGGCCCAGCAGGCGGTCGGGCGCACCGCCCGGGTTGCCCTGTTCGTAGCCCGGCACGAAGATCGGGCGGCCTTGCGGGTCCTTCACTTTGCGCAGGATACGCAGCGTGTCGTCGTGCATCATCCACTTGCCGGCCGGACGGTAGTACGGGTCCACCGAGTGCTCCAGGTCGACCAGGTCGTCGTAGGTGACGGTGACGGTTTGCCCGGTGGCTCCGACTTTGCCAGCTGCCGCAGCGGCCACGATGCCGCGCGGCATGCCGGAACCGGTGCCAACGGTGTGATGGCGGTTGTGGATGCGACCCTTACGCAACTGCAGGAGTCCGGAGATGTAGCCTTCGACGTTGAACATCGAGTCCTGCAACAGCTCGAACGGCAGAGCGATCGACTTCGACGAGTACTTGTACACGTCCATGGATGCCTGGCCAAAGCCGGTCTCGCCGAGGGTCACGGTAGTGTTCTGGCCGACGATCTCACCTTCCTCGTTGGTCGAGTCGGCGGTCGGGAACAGCATCTGTGCGCCCGTCGAGGTTCGGATACCGGTCGCCACACTACGCACGGCGTAAGCGGCTTTCATCGCCTGGATCAGGTTCGTGCTGAACTCGGTGGCCACGGTGTAGCCGCCTTCGGTAGCGGTCGTGGTCGACATGGCTGCGCGGATGTCCGGATTCACGCGGGCATACATCGCATTGCGCTGTTCAGCCGACAGGGCGCCCAGGCCGCCAGTCAGCATGGCGCGCAGCGCGGCGCCTTCGTCGGTATGCGCACCACCAGGACGGGTGGCGGAGGCCAGTGCGGCGGCATGTTGGCCTTCCGGCGTTTCGGCCGCCAGTTGCATCACGCGCTGCTCGCGCGCGATCTCGTCGTCGATCTTCTCGACTTCCGCCAGGTAGCCATCCAGCTCCTTGGCCTCGGCGGCTGGCATGCGCTGGTCGGCCGGGTATTTGTTGTTCAGGTCGTGGGCCTTCTTGGCCACGGCGTCGCGCTGGGCGCGCAGTTGTGCGAGCTTGCTCATGTATTACCTTTCGGTGGGTGGTCCGCTCTCGCGGCCTGGTTGGGGCGAAAAAAAAGCCGCTCGAAGGCGGCTGGCTTAGTGGCGCGAGAGCGTCAGCTAACTTGGGTGCGGGCCATCATGCTGATGCGTTGCAGCTGGCGGGCGCGGTGTTCTTCAGTGGCGACCGGGTCGACCTGGTCGGGTTCCTTGTTTTCGATCTTCGGCGCCTTGGCGTAGGCGCTCATGTTCCAGGACGCCTCGGCCTTCTTGCCGGCGGCGATGCGGTCGACCAGGCCGGCGGCCACCGCTTCCTCGGCGGTGTACCAGGTCTCGGCGTCCATTGCGGCGCGCACGTCCTCGACGGCCATGCCGCTTTTCGCCGCGTACTGGCCTGCCAGGCTGCTGTCGATTTTTCCGAGCAGGACGGCGGTGGCGGTCAGGTCGTTGGCGTTGCCCATCGCCCAGGTCCAGGCGTTGTGGATCATGAAGAAGCCGCCTGCGGCGATCTCGACCTCGTCTGCGGCAATCGAGATGACGGTGGCCGCACTGGCCGCGTAGCCGTCGATGTGCGCGATCACCTTGGCGCCTGTGTCGCGGATCGCCTGGCAGATGGTCTGCGCTGCGAACACATCGCCGCCGGGGCTGTTGATGCGCAGGTGAATCGTCCCGCCCTTGATGTTGCGGATGGCCGGCACCAGCGCTTCGGCGGAGACGCCGCCCCACCAGTATGCGGTGTCCTCGTCGGCCACGATCGCGTCGTAGATGTAAATCTCGGTCTCGTCCGCGCTCGCGACGATGCGAGACTGCGGCATGCGATCAGGCCGCTTCTTGTTGCTCGCCAGGAGCTGGGTCAGACTTTTCGGCACTATTGCCTCCATTCGGTTTCAGATTCGTGTTCGGCGCCATGTTTTCCAGGCGGCGCACCTCATCGGCGGTCATGAACGGCTGCTCGCCTGCGCGGCCCAGGGCAATTCGATACGCGTCGTACCGGGCCTTGGTGTCGCCGCGCTCGAGCGCCGCGGTGATGTGCTCGACGAAGTACTTCTGGCGCACTGGCCAGAGTTTGCTGTTCAGTTCCTGCTGGATCGGTGTCAGGTGCCGTTGCAGCGTGTAGCGGACGAAGCCAATGCCCTGCTCCGCGATGCCGCTGCCATGGCTGGTTTGCTTCTCGGTGTGCCCGACCATGTGCGGCGGCACGCCGAAGATGCGGCAGATTTCCTCGACCGTGAACAAGCGCGTCGCCAGGATCTCGGCGTCCTTCGAATTGACACTCAGCTGCGCCGGCTTCAGCCCGCCAGTCAGGATCAGCGGCCCCCGGCCGCCGTTCTGCACGCGAGCGATCAGCGAGGCCTTCAGCGCCAGCAGCTGCTTGTCGTCCACCTTTTTCTCGGACGTCAGCGCGTAGTCGAAATTGGCGCCGCCGGAGAAGAACCTGCCTGCGTGCTCCTGTGAGGACAGCGCGGTACCGATCGCTTCCAGCGCCGCGTAGGTGAGCGGGCTGGGACTGGTCAGGCCATCGAAACCCAGGCTGGGCAGATGGATGATGTCGTCGCGGTGGAGCACATACGACGGCTTGTCGCCCGGGCTGATGCGGTAGTAGACCTCATCGCGGTCCTTGAACGGCTGCACGGTGTGGCGCGGCAGCGGTTTCCAACCGATCACGCGGTTGCTATGGAAGCTTGGCCGGATCCACTCGCCAAAACCATCGCCGTGCGACAGCTTCGACAGCATGATGGCCTCCCAGGCGGCCGAGGCCGTCCAGCCGTCGCTCGCCTTCTCGTTCAGCATCCACCAGTAATCGTGGTCGGCAGAGTCGCGGTCGTTGCCGCTGCGCTCGTAGATGCCGATCGGCAGCGTCGCGATGGCGCCGGCGACCAGCGCCATGCAGCCGTAGGCCGCCGACACGCGCATGGCCGTCTCTGCCGTCACGGCGGCGCCGGACGAGGAGCGGTGCGCGGCGCCGAGCAGAGAGGCCAGGCCGTCCATCGACAGCTCGCTGTGCGAGTTCTCGCCCAGGGCCACGACGCCGGCGCGTTCGGATGCGCCGTCTCGACCGGCCATCCAGGAGCCCAGCACGCGCGATTCGTGTCGCGTGGCCTCCAGGTTCAGTAGTGTTCCGGTCATTCAAAGGTCCAATACGATAATTTCGGGCGCGTCCGGCGTCTCCGGATCGAGCGCCATGAGTGAGACGGCGTTGAATAGCGCCATCAACGGGTCGATCTTTCCGGTGCCTGATGCCTGCTTGGTGATCAGCGCCGCATTCCCGCGGGGTTCGACCTTGGCATTGCCGACGCACCAGGTCATGAGCGGCTGGCCGCCGTGCACCAGCACGCCCTCTGCGAGCTTGCGTTCGGCGACGCTGATCGGGCCGATCAGCTTCCAGCCTTGTGAGATGGCGAAGCATTTGTCTTCGTCGATCTCTTCGTCGACCAGGGCCTGGAACATGACCTTGTGGGTTTTTTCCGGGTCCAGGCCGACCGATGCGAGCAGCCCGCTGTCGTCCACCTGCTTGACCAGCGACGCCACCTCGGCGACGTCGCCAGGCAGCTCGTCGATGATGATCAGGTCACCCTGTTCCTGGAAATCGCTGTACTTGGTCTCTTCACTCTTGCGGCGCTCGATGGCGATCGGATGCGCGAACGCGCGCGTCCAGGCGAGCCACTTCTTCGTGCCGCGCTCGCGGCCCAGGGCGGCGAAGCCCAGCAAGTCGTCCAGGCCGCCGCCGTCGATGCCGACCGTGACGACCTCGGATCGCTCGAGCAGCTCCTCGAGCGTCAGGCCTGGCACCTTCGCCTGCCGTTCCCAGAAGTCGGCGCCGCTCCAGCGGTCGGCGCGCAGGTTCATCCCGATCTGCACGTTCAGGTGCTTGGCCAAGAACTTCTGCAGCGAGCCGTCGGTCTTGTGCAACAGTTTCTTGAGCTCGTCCTCAAGCCATTCGCTGCTGACCGAGCGCCCGATGTTCGGGTTGGTGATGTAGTACGTCGACGAGTCGAGGTAGGCTTTCGCCTTGATGAGGGACGCCGGATATTCGTACAGCACGCCCAGCGACTTGCGGTCGTAGATTTTCCCGTCGCGGACATCCCGATAGTAGTCGAGCTTTTCCTTGAACACGCCGGCGGGCGGCTCGTCGCTCTGGGTCGTCAAGTAGATGACCCAGCCCTCTGGACGCGAGACCTGGCCGCCGAGGGCCTCCATGAACATCGCCGCGGCGTTGGCGCGCTTGCCGAACAGCCAGTGCTCGTCCACCAGAATGCGCCCGGACTTCTTTCCCGACACGGTATCGGTATCGGCCGCCACCACCTTGAGCGAGGCGCGGGACACGCGGTGTGTGATCGTGCGCACGTGGTCCTGGACGTGGAACAGCGCGGACAACTCCTCATCGGCACGCACCATGGCGGCCGCCGGCTTGAAGCTGTTATCGGCCACCTGCATGGTTGGCGCCAGAATCAGGTGCTCCTCCTCGTTGCGCCAGCAGAGGATGACGGCCGTCAGCATGATGCCGGCGGCGATCGTCGATTTCGTGTTCTTCTTGCTGATTAGGAGGTAGTACTCCCGGATCAGCTGCTTGCCGGTCTCGCCGTCGTAGCCACCGAAGATGGCTGCGACGAAATCAAATACCCACTGCTCGCTGCACTCGCCGAATGTCGGCTTCCCGGGCAGGTCGACCACGCGCAATTCCTTGAAGATGGCCAGCGCCTGGGCGGCCTGCTCGGGGAATATCGGCGCCGGAATGATCGACTCGCCAGCCTGCAGGCGTCGCTCCCAATCGGGGCATGCTGTTGTCCATTCCATAGTCACACCTTCTTGCCGCCAGCAGCAGCAAGACGCGGCGGAGCCGCCTGGCCGAACTTACTGGCCACCTTCTGCGCGTCCTCATCCTTCTGCTGCTTCTTCCCGCCCTCGCCCTTCTTCTGGTGCACAAACGGCATCAGCGCGCGGGCTGCGTCGACGCGCAGCTTCGCTTCGGTGCCGGAGTCGTTCATCACCGCCCGGAGGAAATCGAGGGGATCGCTGTACGGCACGGACAGGGGCAGCACAGCGGGTTCTTTCTTCGGTCGGCCAGCACCCGGCCGGGCGCCGCCGCTCCGTCCTGGTTGGCCTGCCATTTGAATTCTTTCGAAAAGGGGGATTTATTCTGCGAATGGGAAGCTAGTCGGTGTCCTGAGGTCGGGGTGCCAAAGGTTTGATACCCCCCTTGTCAGCTCTCGATCAAGCCACCAGCGGCACGCTGCCGGGCTTCCCTCGCCGTCTTGGCGTCGTGGCATGGCGTCTGGCACAGCAGTTCCTTGTTGTCGTCGTCGTCGGGCCCGCCAGCCCAGAGCGGCCTGACGTGGTCCACCACTGTTCCGACGCTCGTGCGCCCTTGCCGCTTGCACTCCTGACACAGGCCGCCGTCTCGCTCTCGGATGCGTTCGCGGTCCTTCACGCCTGCCGAGCCGCGCTTGCGCTCGACGACTCCAGGCCGGGCAGGTGCTGGCATGGCGAGGCGGCCGGCCGGGGCCTTCAGGCTCGAACTCAACGTGCGCAGCTTCGGCATCAGCAGGCCTCGATCTTGATGTTTTGACGCATGAAAGCAGCTTGCTCGTTAATACAACACTGAATATTGCAGTTCCAATAATCTTCGTGATAGGTTAATCGCCGATCGCTTACACTCATCAACCGTCTTTACCTATCGCCTTGAATGCCGTTATCTGTTTTAGTTGTCGAACACGACCCACTCCTGCGTGAAACTCTGCTCTTTATGCTCGATGCGCAGGGCTACATTGCGGCCGGTGTGGAAAGTACTGCCCGCGCGCTACAAGTCTTACAAGGTGTACGCGTCAACGTACTGCTCATGAGTCTTGCGCAGTGCGATCTTGAAGGGCCACAAACCCTCCGCATTGCGAAAACATTGCAGCCGACGCTAAAGGTAATCGTCGCAAGTGGCAGCGGCGCTCGCACATCAACCCATCCGGCCATCGACCTCGTCGTTCGCAAGCCCTTCTCGATGGAAGAAATCCGCGACGCGCTCGTCCAGGTGCTTACGATTAAGCAGGCCTGATCAGCGCTTGCCTTTCTTCTTCCGTGCCGGGCGCTGCGGCGCGCACGGCAGCAGCTGGGCGATGTCCAGGATGCTCATGCCGACCGCGCCCCAGCCCTTGGCGCGCAGCAGCCGCTTAGCCTCAGCGCCGTCGGCGAGCAGCTTGCACAGGTCATCGAGCGCCGTCGGGTCGTTCACCGGGTAGCACATGGCCGGACGGTTTGGGACCACGATGCGGATGATCCGGTCGCGGTACTGCTCGGCGGTCGAGCTCACGATTCCACCTCGTTGAGCGGGATGTTGAAGTAGCGGCTGATCTCTTCTGGGGATGAAGCGCGGGTGATGCGCCAGTCGCACACCAGGTGCGCGCTGGTGCGCTTCATGAAGTCGGCGTGCGCGAGGTCGATGCGTTGCTTCATCCAGGTGTCGAAGCCCATGGTCTCAGCCGTCGGCGTCGGGAAGATCAGGCTCTCGTCGATGAGGATCAGCGGGATGTCACCCATGCGCTCGCACAGGATCTCGCCGGGTCGCAGCTGCGGTCGCAGGTGCACGACGGTGGCGCGGCCGGTCAGCTCGTCGCACTCAAGCACATGTGGCTCAGCGCGGCGCAGCACGATCTCGCTGCCGAGCTGCACGCGCAGGCTTGGAATTGGCCGATCCACGCTACTTCTCGCCGAAGCCGGGCACATCGCGGAAAGTGGTACTGAACAGGCTGATGACGAACACCACCGCCCACAGCGCCACGATGGTCCACAGCACGCCATACGCCCAGGCAGGCGCGGCCAGCCGATCGCACAGCAGCCACATCACGATGGCAAACATCAGGGGCGAGCGGGTTGGCAGGGACGACGACTTGATCGCGACCTTCTTCATGGGATACCTCGGAAATAAAAATGCCGCCAGGAGCGCGGACGCTACGGCGGCGAAGCCGGCATGCCGCCGGTGGAGACACTGTGCAGGTCTGGAAATAGAAAAGCCCGCGGTCCTTGCGGAGGCGGGCTTGGTGCTCCCATGCTATCTGCGTGGTGAGCTTGAGTGAGAACCCCGCCGTGCTTGAGCAGTGGGCGGGGTCGTATAAGCGGTCAATCTGTACAGGCGTGCGACAGCATCAATGGCTGGGTACTGTCGCGAGTTCCGGTTATCGTTGGCGCGGTGCGCACATTACGAGGCCGGAAGAATGGAGACCTGCAGTTTACACGAATTGTCGGCGTCTGCTCAACAATTCATCACGTTTGTCAGCGCTAGGGAACGGAGCGCAGTTTAGCGCCAGCGCGCGCGGCATGGCTGTCCAGGATGCTGTGCAGTTCGCTCACCATGTTCAGCGTGTGCTCGCGGACGAAGCCGGCCGCCATGGGCAGATCGGCCGTACCAGTGCCGCAGCAGGGCTTGCAGGTGCGGCTCTCGACCACACCAGTGCCGCCGCATGGCGAACAGTTCCCATCGAGCCAGTGCGCCAGCGAGTGCTCGGCCACGGTGCGGTACAGCTTCTGTGCTGCATCGGCGTCCCAAGCGGTGTTCTCGGGCACCCAGCGGCGCGCACGGCCGCGCTTGATTACCTCGGCGGTCCAGAGGCGCAGTAGCTGCGCCAGGTTGCTGGCGTTGCCTTCGAAGGCGTGGCGCGCGAGCGAGTCAGCGAACTTCACACGGTGCAGCAGTGGCCCCAAATCGCCCGATACCTCAGCAGCAGCAAAGGCCGCCGCGAGCAGCGGCTCGGCCTGGTGGTGACGCTCGTCGTCCTTGAGATTCGGCGCGCTCAGTGCGTGGATGTAACGGTCTGCGAATCCCATAATTTAACTTTCAGCGAAAGACGACCGGGTGAGCGTACCATGCCGAGAGGAATTTTTCTAGATGGAAAAAGTTTATTTTTAACATTGTTGCTTACCAGCGTCAGCGGATGAGGTAGCTCATCTTTTGCAATTGATTGCACAAGTTGATGAGGTAGCGCAACCTCACTCTCGGGAGTAGGCGCTACATTAGTGTTGCAGGAAGTGGACGCTCCTCGATCTACTTTTTGCTCTTTGGAAGGGCCGGTGACGAGTGATACGCAATGATGCGGGATGATCCGTTATGGTACGTATTGGTACGTAAAAAGACCCCTCAAACTGACGGATGCGTCATTTTTGATGTACACTGGAGACCTGTTCGCTAGTTGACTCACCGTGAGCGACGTAGTAGTGAACTGCCTCTTGATGAAGTTATCCACAGCGACAACATTGGTCGCTATTTTGCTTCGTCTCATAGCACTACCCGTGCCAAGAAAACAAGACTGACTTATCAGCTGTTTAGGAGCACTAATAATGAATAAATTTCTCTCACTCATCACTGACGGCTTTACTACCATTGCAGATGCATATGTGCAGCCTCGGACCTATGTTTATCCCAGCCGTGCTGGTTTCCAAAAAGACCAAGCTAAGCTCCGTGGCGACGTTCGGCGAGTTGGTCAAGGGATGAAGACTGTTATTGCAGCCCAGAATGGCAAACAACCAAACAAACGTTAAGGCGATCAATTCTGACGGAGGGACGTTTCACGTTCAGCATACGTCTACTGACAGCCCTATTCTGCCGGCCGCAAACTTGGCCCAACTCCATGAACTGAACCCGGATCTCGTTACTTTCGTTGTAGAAGAAACGGCCAAGGAAGCGGCCCATCGCAGGAAGCAAGAGTCGCGAATCAACACCTTCATTTTTTCTGAAAAGCTTATTGGTGTGATCGTTGGCGCACTGCTGGCATTCTTTGTTTTTGGACTTGGCGGATATCTCATTTTGCATGATCATGATACTGCCGGCGTAGCCATTTGCGGGGCGGGACTTGTCTCTCTCGTCGCTCTTTTTGTGAACCGCCAGAACAATCAAACTGAGCAGATTACAAAGGTTAATTCATCGACTGCCGCGAAAAAGCCACCTCGAACAACCAAGCCTAAGAAGTTGCCTAATTCTTAACACTCAAAGCCCGCTCAAGCGGGCTTTTTTACGCCCCTACGATCTCAACCCGCACTGCACCCGGCTTCTTCCCATACTCGCGCCGGATCGTCACCGGCTCGAACTGGCTGTCGTTCACGCCCAAGGCGTCGGCCACGCCGTCCAGCATCGGCTTGCACGCGGCCAGCAGGTTGTCGCGGTCGCGCGCGCGGCGGTCGGGCTGCACGAACGTGATCACCAGCGCCAGCTCGGCGCCCGGCTCGAAGCCGTGGCCGGCGGCAGCGGCTTGGGTCAGCAGCGCGGCGCCAGCGCGGGCCGACTTGCGCAGCGCCACGGTCGAGGCCCAGTGCTTGCCCTTCGAGTTGTTCGGGTTCAGGCGCCGGTCGGGGAATGGTAGGGTCACCAGGATCGACGCGGTCATTGTTCGAACCTCGGGCTGCCACGGCCACGGCTTGGCGCCGGCGGCGGCGCGCATCCGCCCCATGGCTCGAAGCGACACGTCGGGCCATCGAACCGCAGCTGAATGTCGCCGAGCGCGCCGCTGCGCTGCTTCCGGACCAGAACCTCGGCAAAGCCGCGAAGCTCGGCATTCTCCGGCTCGTACATTTCGGGGCGGTGCACCAGCATGACGATGTCCGCGTCCTGCTCGATTTCGCCCGAGTCGCGCAGGTCGGACAGCACAGGCCGCTTGTCGGGGCGCCCTTCGACCGCTCGATTGAGCTGGGCCAGCGCGATGATGGCCACGCCGAGTTCCTTGGCCAGCGCCTTCAGGCCGCGCGAATACGAGCCGATCTGCTCGTGGCGCTTCTCGCCCTCCCCTCCGCTCATCAGGCCCAGGTAATCCACGATGATGACGTCCAGGCCGTGGCGGCGCTTCCAAGCTTTCGCCTTCATGCGCAGGTCGAGCAGCGAGATCGCCGGGGTGTCGTCGATGGCGAAGCGCAGGCTGTCGAGCTTGATGCAGCCGGTGGTCACCCCGGGCCAGTCCTCGGCGCCGGACATGTCGCCCAGGATCGAAGCCAGCGGCACGCGGCCGCGGTTGGAGAGAGCGCGCGCCGCGATCTCCTGGCTTTCCATCTCCATGCTGAAGTTGAGCACGCTGACGTCGGCAGCCATGTTCAGGCCGATATCGGACGTCAGCGCGGTCTTGCCCATCGACGGGCGGCCGGCGACGATGATCA